CGTGATGAAGCCTTAGCTCAAGTAGCCTTAGCTAAAGAAGAAAAACAAAAAGCTGAGATTGCCGCTTTAGAAAAAGCTGGTAAACACCAAGAGATAATGCAAATCAAGTTAAATGAGTTAACTTCTAAATTAGAATCTTATGAACAAAAGAACACAGAATTAAGTAGAGATAACGCCGTGCGAGCTCAACTTAGTGCTTTAAACTTCAAGTCTGACAAAGCCGCTAAAATGGCTTACACAGATATTGTAAGTAGTTTAAAGCGTGATGCTACAGGAAATTGGGTACATGAGAACGGAGCTAGTATAGAGGAGACTGTGAGCTCTTATGCTAAAGACGATAATAATGCATTCTTATTTTCTGTAAAAGCAAACGTAGGAACTGGAAGTAATCCAGCTAAACCTACAACAGGAAACAATCCTGTCAAATCTATAAAAGAAATGTCATCCCAGGAAATGATCGATGCTGTTGCAAAAGGTCAAATTAACCCTGGTGGTGAGTGGTCTGAATAGACTATCTTTTATAATAATAACTGCGACTAATGTTGCTACTAATAATAATAAAGGAAACAAACAATGGCTGTAACAAGTTCAAACTTTAATAACATTGCAAAAGCTATTTCTGCTTACGCTCAAGTTGAAAGAGCTGACGCGGCGTTATTAACTTCAACTGCTTTAGTTGGTTCTGATGCAAGAATCACTGATTCAGGTGAAAACTATACTGGTACGCTAAGATGGTTAGACTATGTAGACCCAGTAACTTATAACAAACAAAACGAGACTGCTACTGACGAGAATTTAAACACTATGTCAGTATCAAACAAATCTGCTGTATACATCAAAAACATTGATCATATCGCGGCTCAAGAATTATCAATTCAGAAATTAATTTCTAAAGTTGATGGTTTATCTTACTTAGGTTCACAATTCGCTGGAGTAAGAGCTAGAAGAGAAGATCTACAACTTAGATCTTTAATGAATGGTGTTGCTGATAAAATCTGGGGTGCTACTACTGTTGGTGCTTCTGACCCTGCGGCTGTAGTTAACTCGTTTGGTTACTACATGGGTTCTGACGCTAGTTCTAATCCAAATCCTCTATTTTCATTAGAGACTAACGCTAATAAAAGATCTGCGTTTTTCGATGCATTATTAGATGGTATTACTGCTCTTAAAGGTGAATTTGAAGAGCCTTTTTACTACCTAGTAATCGATACACCAACTTACAACACTCTAAGAAAACAAAACGTTCTTGATGTTGCTCCAGTTGTTGACGGTAACTTTAACTTCAACACTATTCTTGGTGGAAAAATCAGATTAGTTATTAACAACCAATCATTAACGGCTAACATGCCTGCTGGTTTAAAATGTTCATACATGGCTAAAGCTGGTGCGGTACACTACAGTGAAATCGCTCAGACTAATCCAACTGCTATTGACAGAAATGAATTAGCTGGAAATGGTGGCGGACTTGTAACTATTATCTCTAGATGGGGTAATATTATGCATCCTAAAGGTCTATCTTGGAGTGGTTCGGCAACTGCTTACCCTTCAAATGCAGATCTAGCGGCTGGTTCTAACTGGACAGTTCACGCTACTAATGTTAACCAAATGGGTATGTTCCCTATATTCCACGGTTAATTATTATAACTATTAGATACGGAGAAATATAATGGCTTTACAAATCGGAGTTAATTCCTTTGTTACTGCAACTGAGGCTGATAACTACTTTAACGATAGGTTAAATAGTGACAGTTGGTTCAGTGATGCTAATGAAGATAAATTAACACAAGCTTTAGTAACAGCCACAGGAATTCTTGATGACATGGATTGGGGTGGTACGGCTACGCCAACTGCCTCATATCCTTTATCTTGGCCTAGAGATATTACATATTATGATAATAAATCTGGTGACTATGTTGACCTAGAAGATGACAGATCTACTAGTTCATATGGTACAATTCCTGGAGATATCAAAAAGGCAACTTATGAACTTGCTCTGCATTTATTAAATAATTTATCTACTGTAGAAGGTAATGCTACTGGTTCCAATAAAGTCAAAGACTTAACTGTTGGTGCTGTAAGATTAGTTTTTGACATCAATTCTGGTGTTACTAATCTAAAAGAATTACCTGATCAGATAGGTGATATTGTAAATAAATATATGAGTGAGACTTCAAGTATCTCAAATAGAGGTGTTAAAGTTAGTGGAGGTGCGTAATGAGTTATAAAACACTTATCACTAATAATGTAACAAATGCATTTAATTTAGTTGGTGATATAGCAGAAGATATAACATTAACAAATGAAACTGTTGATGGTTATGATTTTGCTAGTCAAACTATTGTCAACGGAAATACTACTACAAAAACTGTAAAAGGTATTGTTAGTAAAGAATATAAAACTAATGATGATAAACCTAGAATAAATGCTGATATAATTCTTAAAACTTCTGATATAGACTCTAAGACTTTAGACGGATACGATTCACTTGTGTTTAGATCTAAAACTTGGGGTATTAATAAATATGAAGATAATGGATATATAATTACATTAACAGTTGGAAGGGAGGTTTAATATGGCTACGATAAGTCAATTATTAACGTCTGTTGAAAATCTCTTCACAACCAATACTTGGACACAACATAATATTAAAGCTTTCCCAGGAAACTATCAAGGCGAAATTGATGCTGATGAATGGGTTAGAGTTAATGTATTGCCTTTTTCGTCTGATCTTGCTTTTAACCAAGATGTATCTGCAAACGGTCAAGTAGTATGTCAAATATTCGTACCATCTGGTAAGGGTATGAAACGTGCTTATGAGATCGCTGATATACTTAAAACATTATTAGACAGGAAAGAAATTTCAGGGTATCTGCAAACAACTAATAGCTTTATAACAAACGTGGGAGTTGATACAGGTGATTCTAGTTTATACAACGTGAATTATACTGCCAACTTCCGTTCAATTTAACCAATAAACAATATAAGGAAAAACTACAATGGCTCTAATTTCAAATATAGGTGCTGGTATTTTCACTACACTTAAATTCAAAGCTGATAGTAGCTACACGCTACCAACAAATGATACTACACACCAAGCATTTATTGCTTCTGGTACTGGTGATTTTGATGGTGCTACTGAAGTTACTAACATAAGAGAGTTCCCATCTTTTGGAAAACCTGCTAACATTGTTAACGTTCCTCAGTATGGTCAATCTGTAAGTTCTCAAATTCAAGGACAATCAGATGCACCTACTATGGAATTCACGTTAAACTATGTTCCAGGTTCTCATGATGCTATTCAAGCATTAGTACAAGATGGTCTTACTTATGTATTTCAACTTGATGTTAAGAACGCTGAAACAGGTGATAACGCGGCATTTTATGTAAAAGGACAAATAGCTTCTTTTGAAGTATCTCCAAACTTGACTGATTCAAATCAGGCAACTTTGACTATGAGTACTCAAGGTGACTATGTTGGCCCTTTTGCTGACTAATAAAATTTTTGTGTTGGGGTGTAAAATCCCCAGCACATTAAAACCATTCATAAGGACAATTTTATGACATTAAAAGAATATAATAAAAAATACTATCTAAGAAATAAACACAAATGGAATAATCATAGTGATAAAAGATTATTAAGATTATACAACATTACTGTATCTGATTATGAGAAATTAAAAAAAGATCAGAATAACAAATGTAAAATTTGTAATAAGCCTGAAAGAGCAACGCAATCTAATCGTATTAAAAGATTAGCGATTGATCATTGCCATACTACAGGTAAAGTACGAGGATTACTCTGTCATTCTTGTAATGTTAGATTATCTTTTATAGAAAAATATAAAACACAAATTAATGATTATCTAAGGAAATAGAAATGAGTATAATAAAAATGAATAAACCATTTAACAAGTATTACGTGCTACGCATCACGTCATTACATATTAAAAAGGCTATTGATACATCTATTCGTAAAACTTATGACAGACTAAAAGATGTACCAAGTAAGAATGAAGTCTTCGAGACATTAGACGTTCTACATAAAATTAGAAAATTAATGGAAGACTTTGAGGCAAATAATAAACATTTATATCAAAAACCAGAAGATAATAAAAAGGATGAAAATGAAACACATAAAACTAGTGGACATAACGAAGAAGATACCGTTCCTGAATCAGGAAGTGGAGATCAAACAACTAACAGTTAAGGGTGTTAAAGATTTACAAAAGCTTATGGATAAACATAAGGATGATGTAACAGGGATGAAAACCTTATCTGCAATTTTTAGATCTACAGTAGTAGGTGCTGAAGATATGAAGGATGAAGAATTTGAAAACTTCCCTATTAAATCATTAACAGAATTGTCTAGTGAGATCTTAATCTATAACGGATTAGGTGCAAAAGATGATAATGGTGGTACGTTGGGGAAGAAGAGCTAGCAGAATATGAGATGGCCTTCCAATTAGGTATAACAATTGATCAACTATATAATATGTCTTCTAAAGAATATTATGGTTGGATTGAATATTTTAATAAAAGACCTTACGGTTGGCGAGAAGATCATAGATCTGCTGTAATAGCACAAACAACATACCAGGGTACAAAACCATTGAGAATAAATGAATTGTTTCCAACATTAAAAATGATGAGACAATCTATAGATGATAATGATATAAAAATGCAAGAAGGTTTAAAACAATTAAAATCTATTGCTAAGAAAAATAAGATATCATTTTTAGAAGGCGATAAAGCTTCTAATAATAAACTTGCTAATAAAGGAGTAAATAATGACGATTAATAATCTATCTATTTTCAATAAACTAAAACCAATGACTGTCGGGTTTGATGACATGTTTAATCACTTTGAAAGGATGTTTGACAATGAGTATATTCCAAACTTCCCCTTTTACAACATTATTAAAACAGGTGATAATAAATATTGTATTGAACTTGCTCTTGCTGGTTATAGTAAAAAAGACATCGACATTACTTTGGAAAATAGTTTGCTATCGATTAAATCCAAAGCAAAAGAGGTTTCTGAGGAAAAAGATACTATCATTCACAAGGGGATATCTAAAAGATATTTTAGCAAATCATTTACAATATCAGATGATGTTGAAGTTAAGGGAGCTGAGTTAAAAGACGGCTTACTTAAAATTGATTTAGAGAAGATAGTGCCTGAACATAAGAGACTAAAAACTATATCAATTAAGTAATAAATAAATAGGTAGGGCGGTTAATACCGCCTTATCTTTAAGGAGTGTTTTATGAGAGATACTAAAGTATTAAAGTCTTACACTAATAAAATTAAAAAAGACAAAAAAGAAAAAGAATTATTTAAGAATTTAAAAAAAGAAGTTAACATTAATGGTTTTGGTAGTGGAAGATATACTATTAAAAATGGTGTTAACAAAGGTAAGGTTGTCTAATGGCAAAATCTATAACTACTATAGGATTAACTAAATTAGCATCAGACGCTATGAAGGATGTTGATAAATTTGCTGAGAAGACAACTAGGGCCGCTGTATTTAGGGCAACAGCTAAAGTTAAAAAGGCTACACCTGTTGATACTGGTGCGGCTAGAAATGCATGGTGGACAGGTTACACAGAAACTTATTATGATACAGCTGAACCACCTGATGGTAAGGGTGAAAGTAACCCACAAGCAGAATTAAATGTATTAAGACCTTTAGATAAACCACAAAGGATTTACGTTACTAATGGTGTTCAATACATACAAGATTTGAACGAAGGGAACTCTAAACAAGCTCCTGCTAAATTTATAGAATCTGCATTTGAAGAAGAATTTGACGAAGTAAGAGTCGAATATAAAACAAGAATTTAACCGAGTATAAACACGATATTGTGTTAACACGGAAACATATATGGCAAAAATAGTAATAGATACACAGATCAAGGGTCAAAGCCAGGTAAAAGCTTTAGCCAATGATATTAACAAAGTATCTAGAAATAGTGTATTAGCATCAAAAAGCTTAGACTCACTTAAACGTAGTGCGGCTAGAGCTACTAGTGCTTTTGCGGCGTTAGGTACAACTCTTAAAGTTGGTGTTGTTGCAGGTTTAGGAGCTGTAACTTTTGGTGTTGGTAAATTTGTAAAAGACACTTTCAGTGCAGGTAATCAAGTAGAGCAACTACAAAATAGGTTTCAACTACTATTTGGTTCTGTAGAAGAAGGTGGTAAAGCTTTTGATAGTTTAGCGGCTTTTGCGGCTAAAGTACCGTTCTCACTAGAAGAGATTGCGGCAGGTTCAGGTAACTTAGCCGTTATTTCTGAAGATGCTAATGAGCTATCTAAGATAATGGAGATTACTGGTAACGTTGCGGCGGCTACTGGTCTAGACTTCCAACAAACAGCAACACAAATTCAAAGGTCGTTTGCTGGTGGTATAGCGTCTGCTGATATATTCAGAGAACGTGGTGTTAGAGCTATGTTAGGATTTGAGGCTGGTGCTAAAGTATCAGTTGAGGAAACTAGAAAAAGATTTTTTGAAGTATTTGGCCCAGGTGGTGAGTTTGGTAATGCAACTAAATTACTTGCTAACACACTTACTGGACAAGTTTCAATGGTACAAGATAAGTACTTTCAATTTAGATCTATTGTGTCTAAATCATTTTTTGGCCCGTTAAAAGAACAGATATCTAATTTAAATAAAGATTTAGGTGCAAACCAAAGTTTATTTGAGGCTTATGGTGAACTGATAGGTGAGAAGTTAGCTAGAGGTTTTCAATCTTTAGAGAGAGCTATAAGATTTGTAATTAATAATTTTGATCTATTTATAACTGCAACTAAAGTTTATATCGCTTTAAAAGTTGGCGGTGTAATAAGTGGTTTAGTAGCACAGTTAGGTAAATTCACTGTAAAAGTATTTAGAGCTACAAAAGGTCTTAAAGGTTTAACGCTTTCACAAAAAGCTTTAAACATTGCTATGAAGATGAATCCTTTAGGTATTTTTCTTACTGCTATACAATTAGTTTTACCTGCATTAGTTTTATTAGATGTAGATCTAGGTAAGATAGCTAAAAAACTTAAAGATATGTTGTACAAAGCTGTTTTAAAAGTTAGTAAAGCCTGGTATGAATTTAAAGAAGCTATAGGTTTTGGTACATCAGAAAATAATGTAAAAAGAATTAATCAAATTAATAGTGCATTAAGAAAACAAGAGTATGGTGTTGACAGATTAGCTATGAAGTACACTACTCTAACTAAAGAGGCTGACAAGTATAAAGCTAAATTAGAAGAGAGAAGATCTTATAGTCAACCATCACCACAAAGGGAAATGCAAGCTGAGGCTAAGGCGGCGGCTGAAGAGCAAGCTAAGAGAATAGCTGAATTAAATAACAGAGCTGACTTATCTAACAGAAACTTTCATAGGAAATCAGCATCAGATAAAGTTTTATTTGATGAAGAGACACAAAAACAAGTAATAGCGTATAGAAAAAGATTAGCTGAAATAGGAATAGAATCTAAAAAGATTGGCGGTATCATAGGTGATACATGGGTTAATGGTATTAAAGAAGGTAACTCTTTATTAGAGAATACTAAGAACTCATTTAAAAATGTAGCGTTATCTATTGCTGAAACAATGGTTAGAAGATCTGCTGAATTATTAGTAGAACAATTATTTTTAACTATTGCTGATCAAAAGATTATTAAACAGAGACAGTTAAATGCTGAAGTATCAAATCAAGGTAACATAATGGATACCTTAGTTGGTAAATCTCAAAATTTCTTAGGAACTTTAACTAGTGGTATAGGTAATTTGTTTAAAGGAGGCGGAGGCCCTCCAGGAACAAAAGGCGGATTGTTTAGTGGTATAACAAGTTTATTTAGTGGAGGCCTATCATCAGGAGGCGGAGGTTTCTTTAGTAACTTCTTTAAATTCTCTGAAGGTGGAATGGTTCCAGGCGGTGCTCCATACACAGACAGAATACCTGCAATGTTAACTCCAGGAGAAATGGTTGTACCAAGAAATAAAGTTAAAGATAATTCAATGGGTTCAACAAACATAACTAATATTAATATATCTGGTAATGTAGATCAGAGAGCTATAGATCAGATAAGAGCTGTTATATCATCATCTCAAGCTGAAGTTGGTGGTGCTAATAGATCATATCAAACTAATACAAGAGGTGTTAGAGGGAGAAATAGATAATGGCTGATAGTGCAATTTTTAAATATGCTAATGACATATCAATGAATAGATCAGCATCTTCTGCTAGATCTGTAACTACTGGTGGATATGCTAGAACACATAGATTAGGCCCAAGTCTTATTTCATTAGATGTTAATTTACCTATTCTTACAGAAGAACAATATCATGAAGTTGAAAATGAATTATTTAGTATTGATGATGGTATATTCTTTTTAGATGTAAATGTTAGTAATAATAATGGTAACAATATTATGTCTAAAACAGCTGTAGAATTAGGTGCTGGTCAAACAGAAATAAAAGTAATGAATAATGATTATTCTACTTTAAGACAAATTACTTTAACTAATTTAAAACCTAATACACAAGATATTTTTAAAGTTGGTGATTTTATACAATTTTATAATAGTCCTAAAGTATATCAAATATCAAAACCTTTAGGTTCAACTACTAGTACATTTACAACTACGTCTGCTGGTACATGTAAGATAAGATTATCTACACCTTTAGTTTCTAATATAGGATTAAGTGCTGGTTCCCAATCAGTAGGTAGTCAACAGACTTATCAAATAGTTAATGGTGTTGGTGATGAATCAGAACAAGTATCATACGATTGGGTTGGTGGTTCAGGAACAAACAGTCAAGGTTTAATTACATTTACAGATACATCTGGTAATCCATATCAATATGCTGACGGTACTTATGCTGTGTGTCATATTTTATCTGGCTTATATACAGCTAATGATATTAGAAATACTATTACTTCATCTATTGCTGGTAATGCTCCAGGCGGATTAACACAAGCTGAACAAGATGCTAATAATAAACTTGGTGAAATATTAACTGCTGTTACAGGTGTTGGTAATCCTGATGGTACTTTAACATTTAATTTTAATGTTCCTAATGTAAGATTAGTATTAACTACAACTACTAAACCAGGACAAAGTGTAAGTAATGAAACAGTATTAAGTACAATTACTAACCCTTATCAAGATGGTTTAATAACTATTAGAAATGCTGACAATTCAATAGCTAAAGATAGTAATGGTAATGATATAACTATACCATTATCTAGAACATTAACTACAGCACAAGATATTTATAATCATGTTTATAATTTATTTAATGATAGTGCATCTACTAGTGTATTGAAAACTGAACCTGTATTTACATTTTTTGGTAGTGGTAATTTTAATGAATATTGGAATGAAACTAATTTAGATCATGTAGGAACATTTAGTGCTCGTTGGTCTGCTGAATATGAGGGTTGTACAATTGAATTAACAACACCTACAGGCCCTAATCCTACAGATTACAATGCATATGAATTTTTAAATGATACCGTTTCTGCTCTTATTACAGATGGTATAGAAATTGAAAATGCTACACACACTTATACAGCTGGTGAATATATACAACCACAATGGGTTTTTCCTGGTACTAGTTATACTAAAAAGATTTTAAGTGTATCAACTGTTGGTACTACAACTACAATTAATTTTGATACTACATTTTCTAGTGGAACTACAGGTTGGTATGACTATTCTCCTAATAATACTATTGCAAGACATCAAAACGATTCATTATCTCAAAGTACTGGATTTATAAGTTCTGCAAGAGTTACTAGTGCGGCTCAGTTTTATACTAGTACTTATCCAGCATTAATGGGGCCTGATGTTAATATGAGATTAATGTTAACTAAGAAACCTGCTGTAACTATTATTCCAAAAGATGAAGATAAGAATTTATATCAATATGGTAAATTTGAATTTACGGAGGTGTTATAATGAGATCAATGTTAAACCAATATTCTGATTCAGAAAACGGTTATCCTGTACAGTTTGTTGTAGTTCAACCTGATGAAAACGAAACACACAGTTTATATTTAAATACTTCATATAGGAAATTAAATTTATATCATAATGGTCAAACAAAATTAACTTATCCTGCTACAGGTATATTAAATTTAACTGCTGTTGAAGAAACTAAAGATGTTAAAACAAATCAGATAACTGTAGAGTTAAATGGTTTACCTAATTCTATAATACCTATTTTAAAAAGATATGATGGTGTTGGTGGTATTGTAACTATTTATCAAGGTTGGATGAATGATCAAGATGCTGATTTTGATGAGACTAGCCCTGTAGAAGGTACTTATATAAAATGGAAGGGTGTTATACAATCTCATTCTGTTTCTGAAGAGAATCAAGAGTTTGGTAAAGTAAAAGTAAATTTAGAATGTAAAAATATACTATCAACAATATTAGATAGTACACACGGTAGATTTACATCAGACAGTTCTTTTAAAAGAAGTTCTGGGAATGATAGGTCTATGGAATATGTTGCGGCAATGGCTTTGTTTAATCCGCATTTTGGTAAAGAAGATTAAGGATAATAAAATGAATATTAGGATAGCTAGTAAAGAAGATATAGATAATATAGTAGAAAAAATATTTGAGGCTCTAAAAGAGTTCCCAGATTTTACAATAAAAGGTTTAATTGTAACTAAAAGATACTATCAAACATTATGTAATTTATGTTTTGATAATGGTGTTATTATAATAGCCGAAGATAATGGTGAAATTATTGGTGGTATATTAGGTTTTAAAAATGCTAATATATTTTCAGCAATGACTGAACTTGTGACAATTGCAACATGGGTTCAACCTAAAAGAAGAAAAAGCTCTGCATTTTATAGAATGTTTAAAAAGTATGAGGAATATTATAAAAAAGAAAGAGAACAAAATAAAATAGACAGAGTAATAATGGCAAAGTTAACTAATCATAAAACTAATATAAAGTTTGATAAGTTAGGTTTTAAATCAGTAGAATTAACTTACGAATGGAGATAAATATATGGCGGCTGTAGCACCTATAGTTGGGGGTTTAATTACTAAAGGTATTGGTAATGCGGTATTGAGATTTGCACTATCTTTAGCTATTAGTTACATAACACAAAAAGTATTTGGCCCTGACTTGCCTGGAGGAGGAGCTGGTTCTGCAAGAGATCCTGGTGTTAAACAGAGAATACCTGCTGACCCATCCAATAAACTTCCTGTTGTATACGGTGAAGATAAAATATTTGGTAGTATTGTTTATGCAGATATAACACAAGATAATCAGACAATGGCTTTTATAATAGCATTATGTGAAGGCCCAATTAATAATATTGGGGATGTTTACTGGGATGATTATAAATTAACTTTAGATAGTACAGGTACAGTAACAAGTGCATTACATGCTGATGGTATTAACACTGATGATTGGTTAAATGGTAATTTAAAAATTATAAAGTTTCCTGATGGCGGTAGATGTGGGCCTATGGAATCTTTTAGTGGTAAATGGAATGGTAATAAAGAGAATAGACAAATGCCAGACGTTGCATATGTTTACGCTGAATTAAAATATGATAGGGAAGAAAACGTTACAGGATTAACATCTAAGTTAGGTTTTGAAATACAAGGTAAATTAGTTAGAACGATAGTTAATGCTAATACTTTAGCGGGGCCACCGCCTAGACCTGAGCCTTTAAGAGATACAATTAACTTAGATATATTTGATAGGAATTTAAGTTTTAGTGATTTTCAAGGTAATCAATTAAAATATTATTCTACTTCAGGGATATTCCCAAGTAGTGCTATAGGTAGTTCTCACACAAAAGTTCATGTAAACGGTACATTACAAATAGTAGATTTAGGTGATGACCCAAATACTGGTCAACCTGCATCAGTAACAGCTTACATAAATGGAACTGGTGGTGCATATGGTAGTGGCGTTAATGGTAGTGCTGAATTAGTATTTGTTGAACCTGGAGAGCATCATACATCTAGTCATAGTTCAAATACTACAACATATACTTATTGGCAACCATCAGGTTATACTAACCCTGCTACAGGCGTATCTTATCCTGATGATGGTTATAGAATTATTAATGGTCTTAAAATTAAGAATTGGGGAAATAACTATAGTGTATCTGATGCATCTACAGGTAGTAATCAATTTAGAGTTTGGGGTATTTATACTTATACAGATTATTTAGGTGTTACTGGTACATTTTATTTTCCAATTGTAACTTATAATTTTAATACTGGTAGTACTGATGAGCAAAAAAGAGATAATTTATTAAATAATTTTAGTTTTGCTTATACAAGTGACCCTTATAATTATGGCTATAGACGTAAAGCTACTGCTAGTACAGATAGTTATGGTAATATTTATCAAGGTGTTTATCAAGAACACCAACAATGGTTTACTGCTAAGTTACCTTATGTAGTTGGTGAGGCCGCAAGAGGATATTATTCTAGTAATCCAGCAGAATGTTTATTAGATTATTTAACTAATAAAATATATGGTTGTGGTTTATCAATAGAGGATAGCGACATAGATTTAGAAACATTTTATAATCATAAAGTATTTTGTGATACCTTAGTTACACATAATGACCCTGATGGTAATTCAGTAACAAGTAAAAGATATCAATGTAATGGTTTTATAAATACTAATGATAGTAAAGATTTAAATATATCTGATATAGTAAGTAACTCACAATCTATATTTAGTTATACTTTAGGTAAGTTTCAAATGATATCAGACACAACAGGTAGTCCTGTTATGAACTTTGATGATACTAATATCTATGGTGATGTAAGTATACTTGAAGACGGATTTAATTCTAATTTAAATGAAATGACATTAAAGTTTAAATCTAAAAGTGAGAAGTATCAAGATGATCAAGTGTTTATAGATTACCCTGATAAATATTTTAATGAACCTATATTATCTAAAGATTTAGATTTAAAATTTATTAATACAAATGTTGAGGCACAAAGGCTTGGTACTGTGTTAATGAATAAATCTAGAAGCTCTAAAATAATATCTTTTAAAACAGATACAAGAGCTGTTTCTTTACAAGTTAATGATGTAATTAGAGTTTATAATACTTATTATGATTTAGATACACCTAGAAAACTAAATGCTAATTTAACTAATACTTCTAACCAAGGTACTAGTCCCGCTAATGCTAAAGGTCAAATAAAGTTTATAGATAATACTGAATCTAAAGATGTTAAATATATGGATGGTACAGATGCAATTGTAACGTTCCCTTATAATGTTGCAACATTTGATCAGTTATTTACATTTTTTAAAGACTGTATCATATCTCAATATGAAGATACTAGTGGTACTTTAACTAAAGAAGAGTTAGATCAAAATAATAAATTAGGCCAATTAGTAAGTTTAGTAGAATTAAATACTGCATTTACTACTGGTGGAGATTATGGTGGTGGATTTATATTTACATTAAATCATATTTCATTTGTACCTAAGAATAGTCCTAACAATATTGTTATACAAAATATAACTAGTATAGACAGTACTACTTGGAATGTTGGTGTTATAGATAATGGTTCAAGAAGTGGTACTCAATATAAAGTTAATAGTATATCTGAAACTGAACTTCAAGGTGGAGTACAAGGTTATAATTTAACAGCTCAAGAATATAATCCTGACGATTATGTTGTAGCTACATTAACTGCTAAGGCTGATGCACCACAATTAAATCCTAGTAGAGGGTTTTTAAATCTTGGTGTAGCAACTAATTTAACTTTAAATAGTTTAAACACTTCAGCAAGTATACCTAATGTAGATGTATCAATAACATTACCAAACTCAGCTAATGTTGAAGGGCTTGAGTTTTATTATTCTGATACTGTTACAGGTACAAAATATTTAACAGGTTTATTTACAGCTCCAGCTGGAACTTATGCGGCTAATTCTGTAGAGACTTTTGCTTTACAAGGTATACCTACAACAGCAGATTTATATATCTGGGTCAAATGTACAAATAGTTTTGGTAAGGGTGCATACTCTTCAGGTTTATCTTGTGGTGCTTGGAATCCAGTTAATGCTAGTACTAATGTTGGTACAAACTCAGTAAGTACAACATCTATTCAAACTGGTGCTGTGGGTACTAATCAATTAGCGAACACATTAGATTTATCTGCTAAGACTGTTGTGTTAGCTGACAATATGAAAAATACACCATCGTTTGAGGCGTATTTAAGTGCTGATCAAACTATAACATCTGGTACTGAAACTAAATTAGAAATTGATACTGAAGATTTTGATGATGGTTCATCTTATGATAATGCAACTGATTTCAGATTTTTACCAACAACAGCAGGTAAGTATTATGTATATGCACAAACACAAATAAATAGTTCTGATGACTTTGATGGTAGTGCTTTAATAATTAAAAAGAATGGGTCTGCTGTAGCGACTCATGCTAAGAGACATGAAGATAATGAATACTACAATGTATCTAAGATTATACAATTAAATGGTACAACAGATTATGTTGAAGTATTTGGTTATCAAAACTCAGGAAGTGATAAAGACTTCTCTGGCGGTGCATCCAAAACATATTTTGGTGCATACAAACTAATTAATTAAGGAAACAAAAATGGCTGATATAAATTTAAAAGAAGGCAATGCTGATTATATTAATCTCTCTGATGGAGATATTACAATAGGTAATCAGGGACAAAGCACAACTAGCGATTCTATTGTAGTCGATACACCTATTATAAATCAAATTATAAGTAATACAGATATTGAAACAACAGATGATGTACCTGAAGGAACTAGTAATCTTTATTATACAGATGCGAGAGTTGATGCAAGAATTAATCAGGCAGATATAGTATTAGATGATGTTTATACTGATGCGGATTTTGATGCTAGACTTGCTACTAGAACTACAGATCATTTAACAGAAGGTTCAAACTTATATTATACAAATAGTAGAGCCAGATCAGCTATTGGTGTTAGTGGTGATTTATCTTATAATAGTCAAACTGGAGTAATTAGTTATACTACACCTACTTTTAGTAGTGATGTTACAAGTGTTAACTCATTAACTGGTGCTGTTGTATTAAATACAGATAATATTAATGAAGGTAATAATAATTTATATTACACAGATCAAAGATTTGATAATAAGTTCAGTTCTAAATCAACAACAGATTTAGCCGAAGGTACTAATTTATATTATACAGATACTAGAGCTAGATTAGCTATAAGTGCTGGTGGTGATTTATCTTACAATAGTACTACTGGTGTTATAAGTTATACTACTCCTGCTGTCTCTAATGCGGTTAACAGTGTTAATACACAAACTGGTACTGTAGTTTTAGACACAGATGATATTGCTGAAGGTACTAATAATTTATATTATACAGATGCTAGAGTAGATGCTAGAGCACAATTAAAGATTGATCAAATATTAGATAGTGCTCCAGGTTCTTTAGATACATTAAATGAATTAGCAAGTGCTTTAGGCGATGACCCTAACTTTGCTACTACAATGACTAATAACTTAGCATTAAAATTAAATATATCTGATTTTAATTCTACATTTGATACTAGATTAGCTACTAAATCTACAACAGATATTAGTGAAGGTAGTAATTTATATTTTACTGATGCTAGAGTTGATACACATTTAAACACATCTAATGCTACTAGTGGTCAAGTATTAAATTGGAATGGTACAGATTATACTTGGGTAACACCAACTACATATACAGTTTATACTGATGCAGATGTTGATACACATTTAAATACAAGTTCAGCATTAAATAACCAAGTATTATCTTGGAATGGTACAGATTATGTATGGACACTTTTACCTTCTACTTTTGATGGACAATTTAGTTCGTTAACTGGTGTACCAACTACAATATCAGGTTATGGTATTACAGATGCATTTGACGGTGATTATAATAATTTAACTAATAAACCAACTTTATTTGATGGTGATTATAATAATTTAACTAATAAACCAACTTTATTTGACGGTGACTATAATAGTTTAAGTAATAAACCAACATTAGTAACAGCTCTTAATGATTTAAGTGATGTAAATACATCTAGTATAGATAATGGTTATTTAGTTTATTCACAACAAGCAGGTTCACATAATATACAAGCTTTACATATATCACATGATACATCACCTGATTTAGGTGGTAACTTAAATACTAATAGTCATAATATTACAGGTGGTTTAAAATTATCTGATAATGGTATTATAGAAACTTTTGATACACATACAGGAATAATATCTACTATAACTTTAAATGCACAAACAAGTCATAGTTTATATATTTCAAGTGCTTCAAATAATAAGACTTTAAATGTAACTAATTTAAGCTTATCAAATAATCAAGGTAGTAACATTACAATTATATGGAATCAAGGTTCAACACCTTATATGGTAAATGCATTAAATGTTAATGGTACATCACAAACAATTAATTGGCAAGGCGGTTCAACACCAAATGGTACTGCTAATGGTGTAGATATAATTTCATTTACAATTTATTATACAGGTTCAACATACGTTGTTATGGGTCAATCTGTTAGTTATTCATAGGGGAAATATCATGGGTTCATCGTTTAGTTCTATTGGTCATTCAATGACAAGAAGAGCAATAACAAGTGGAGGGACAACTCCTGCATGGGTTCCGTCTGATCTTAATGTAGCATTATGGATTGATGCTAATGACAGTTCTAGTATTTCTACTTCAGGTGCTACAGTTATTGGTGTAACAGATAAAGCAGGTGTACATAGTTTTAATATAGGCGGTACACCTAATTTAATTAACGATTTAAATAATAAAAATGTTTTAGATTTTAATGGGTCTAATGAGTATATACAAAGTTCAACTTATTATAATACAATAACTGGTGGAAATCATTTTGCTATTGGTATTTTTAAATGGGACAACGTAAACTCAACTTCAGATTCATTGTGGTCTATAGAAACTAATGCAAATCAAAAAAGAGATTATTCTATGAGTTCAGGTGCAAATAATGATACTTGGCCTGGAGAATTAGACTTAGATGGTTTAAGTAGTAATAGGATTAGTTCAACAATTGGTAATCTTCAACAATGGAATTTAATATCATTAAGTAGATATACTTATCAGATTGTTGGTGTTTATTTTAATAAAACAGGTAATCAAATAGGTTTAAGAGTAGATGGGTCTAACGCATTTACACCAGTAAATGATTATGATAATAACTTATCACAAAACCAACAATTAAGGCTAATGAGAAATAGAGCATCGCAAGAATTAGATGGTCGAGTAGCTGAAATATTTTTTATTAATGGTATGCCTGGAACTAGTGGTACTGACATAACACATTTTGAAAAAGCTGAGGGTTATCTTGCTCATAAATGGGGATTAACTGGTCGTTTACCTAATTCACATCCATATAAGAGTAATGCCCCATAACAAAATTTATATAAGACTATAGTTTTATATAAACTCATAAACTAACCAATAGGAGATAATTATGAGAATATCTAACATTGCACACTACTTAGGTGGTGCAGATGATGTTGTTGCTGAAGAGATATTAGAAACCAATCAATTTAAGAAAACAATTTCGAGTGGTGATAATACAGATTTTACAACAACTACATTTACAATAAACGCAGAATTATTTACGGGAACTGTAAGTTATAAAAGAAGTGTTGCCGTTATAGAAAATTTACAAAAAGATAGTAACTCAAATGTTACAACATACACTGATACACAAGTGATAAGAGATAAGGCTGTTGGTGGATTTAGTTTTCTAATACCAAGTACTTTATTATCTGATTTTAATCAAGGTGGTCATGTACATACGTCAAGCCCAGATTCAACAACTCCATATATAGTTGCTGTAAAGGTGCAATGGCAAAACGGTGAAGAAATTAAATCAATAAGGTTCTTATTTATAATAAGATATCAACCTAACTTATAAAGGAATTAAAAATGTCAATAACTTATGGAACATTTACAGATGAGTACGGTAATGTAGGTTTGATAGGCCCACAAGGCCCAGTAGGCCCAACAGGCCCTCAAGGCCCAACAGGCCCAACAGGCCCTACAGGTTTAACAGGAGCAACTGGCCCACAGGGTGTACAAGGCCCTAGAGGAGATCAAGGTGTATCTATAACAGGCCCAGTAGGCCCACAAGGCCCTCAAGGCCCAACAGGCCCAAAGGGTGATAAATGGGATTTTAGTGAATACGTTACAAGTACTGCAATAACAACTAATGACTGGGTATTGTGGTCTAGTGATAATACATTTGTAGAATACAAAATTAGATACTCAGATTTTTTAACAATATCGCAAGGTGCTGTACAAGGTAATGCTGTACAACAAGCTAATGCATATACTGATCAAGCTGTAGCAAACTTAGTTAATGGTTCACCAGCTCAACTTGATACACTTGGAGAAATATCAACAGCATTAAATGATGATGCTAATCTTGCTAGTACTTTAACAGCTAGTATTGCAACTAAATTAGCTATTGCTGATTTTAATACTACATTTGATACAAGACTTGCAACTAAGACAACTGATGATATAGCTGAAGGAAGTGCTTTATATTACACTGAGGCTAGAGTTAATGCTAACATAGCAAGTAAAACAACTGACGATATAGCTGAAGGTGGTAATTTATATTACACTGACACAAGAGCTTATGCGGCTTTTGATCAAAGGTTATCTGTTAAAACTACATCTGATTTAGCAGAAGGAAGTAATTTATACTTTACAAATGCTAGAGTTGATAGTGCTTTTGATACTAGATTATCAACTAAAACTACTGATGACTTATCTGAAGGTAGTGTTAACTTTTATTATACTGATACTAAAGTTGATACAAGAATTGCGGCTAAGAGTATTAGTTATTTAAATGATGTTAATGTTAGTAATGCACAAATAGGTCAAGTATTAAAATGGAATGGTTCTGTATGGGAAAACCAAACAGATCAAACTAATGCTGATACAGATAGTTTACCTGAAGGTTCAAACAATTTATATTATACTGATGAAAGAGTAGATGATAGAATATCTAACTTATTAGTAGCTGGTTCTAATGTTACATTTAATTATGATGATGCTAACAACCAATTAACAATTAGTGCTAATAGTGTTGGTGGTTATGATTTAACAAATAATGATCTAAGTGATATTGGAAACGTAACAGTCACTTCACCTTCTAATGGTCAAGTATTAAGATACAATGGAAGTGGTTGGGTTAATGCTGGTGATGAAGAAACATTATCAAATAACACAACAAGTGATTTAGCTGAAGGTTCTAATTTATATTATACTGATACAAGAGTTAGATCTGCTGTAAGTGCAACTATTGGTACTGCGGGATATAATCAATCTACTGGTGCTTTTAGTATACCTAATAGTACAAATCATATATCTGAGGGTTCTAAATTATTTTATACTGATAGTAGAGTTGATAGTAGAATAAATTCTCAGTTTAAATTAGATGAAGATGATATGACTTCTAATTCTGCCAGTCATTTTCCAACACAACAATCAGTTAAAGCTTATGTAGATTCACAAGTATCTCATGGTACTTATGACTCATCAGTTAAAACATCGAATTTCACTGTCTCTTCTGGAGATCAATGGACAGGATATTTAATAGATACAGCGACTACGAGTATAACTGTAACTTTACCTACTACACCAAATCATATGCAAAAGGTAAGATTTTTGGATGTTGGTGGTAATTTATCATCAAATAGTTTAACAATAAACCCTAGTGGAAATAGTATTCAGGGTGGTTCTGGTAATTTGAACGTGGCTTTAAATAATGCGGCATTTGAATTAATGTACGTAAATTCTTACGGCTGGTTCTTAACAACTAAATAATAATAAGGAAAACAAATAATGGCTAATTATATAGATATAAAAACAAATAGTCAAATCAACAATCTAACAGTAGACTCAACTACGTTACATGTTGATAGTGCTAATAACAGAGTAGGTATAGGTACTATAACTCCAAGTGTAGAACTTGAAATAGTTGGTGGTATTCTTGCTGACTCGATTGCATTAGACGCATCGTTTACACCAACGAATGCAACTGATGTAACAACTAAAGATTATGTAGATACAGAAATCGCAAGTGCTGTTTCTACTAGTGCTTCTGGTTTACAAGCTACTTCTGAAAAAGGTCAAGCTAATGGTTATGCATCACTAGATAGTAATGCTAAAGTTCCTGCATCTCAACTTCCATCTTATGTAGATGATGTTGCTGAATATGCTAATGTGTCATCATTCCCAACAACTGGTGAAACTGGCAAACTTTATGTAGATCAATCAACTGGTGATATTTACAGATGGTCTGGTAGTTCATATGTACAGATTAATGATTCTGTATCTACTTCAGATTCAGCTACAAGATTAGCAACTGCTAGAGACTTTAGTTTAAGTGGTGATGTAACTGCTTCTGCTGTTTCTTTTGACGGTACTGCAAATGTTGTTTTATCAACTACTGTACCTGAGGCATCTGTTACTCAACATGAGGCGGCTTTAACAATTGCTCAATCACAAGTAACAAACTTAACAACTGATTTAGCGGCTAAATTAGATGCTTCTTCAGTTTCTACTTTTGGTGGAACTTTAATTGACGATGCTGATGCGGCTACAGCTAGAACTACTTTAGGTCTAGGTTCTGCGGCTACTACTGCGGCTAGTGATTATGCTACTGCGGCTCAAGGTGCTAAAGCTGACACTGCTTTACAAAACATTAACAGTGAATCAATTGATGAACTAAGTGATGTTACAATTACTACAGCATCATCTGGTCAAGTTATTAGACATGATGGTTCTAACTTTGTAAATGCTCAATTAGCGTACACAGATTTATCTGGTACACCAACTAATGTATCTGATTTTACTAATGACAGTGCATTCATATCTGACATTACAAATGAAAACATTGGTGACTTATCTGATGTAACTATTACTTCTGCATCTAATAAAGATGCTTTAGTTTACAATGGTTCTGCATGGGTAAACAATGCTAATGTATCTTTTGGTAAATGGGATACTACAGTTAAAACTAGTTCATTCTCTGTTTCTTCAGCTGAATACTGGCAAGGTTTCTTTATAGATACTACGTCTGCGGCTGTAACAGTAACTCTACCTGGTTCTCCAAGTAGTGGTGAATTAGTTAAGATTGTTGATGTTGGTGGTAACGCGGCGTCTAACAATATAACTATTGCTAGAAATGGTAATAACATACAAGGTGACGCATCTGACTTAACAGTTGCAACTTCAAGAGCTGGTTTTGAACTTATGTTCATTAGTTCTTATGGTTGGGTTTTAACTAATAAGTAATAATAATTTTGTGTGGCTCATTTATTTGGGCCACACACAATATAAGGAATTTTAAATGTCACGATATATAGAAATTAAGATACCTGACACAGCCAATGTAATTGAGAATACAAATACAATGGCCGCAGGTACAAATACTTTAAATAATATAACTACAGCAACAGCATCAACTGGTTATGGTTATAATACTTTAGAGGCTTTAACAACTGGGGATGGTAATACAGCTTTTGGTTCTCAGGCTTTAGATGATACAACAACTGGTTTTAGTAATACTGCTTTTGGTACAGATGCCTTAACAACTAATATAGGTGGTAGTGAAAATACTGCTGTTGGTTACAGAGCGGGAACTTCAGTGGTAGGTACAGGTAATACAGCTGGTTATAGAAATGCATTGTTTGGATATAATGCTGGGTATAGTATGAGTACAGGTTCTTATAATACTCTTATCGGTGCTAAAACTGGAGAGAATATATCTACAGGTACTATGAATATTTGTTTAGGTTACGGTGCACAACCATCTACTGCTACAACAAGTTATGAAATTGTATTAGGTGCAAGTTATCCTTTCAAATTTAGAATACCAGGAATGACTAGTAGTGCTAGTGATGGTGATCTATTAACTTATCAAGCATCAACAGATTCATTTGTTATTGCGGCACCTGGAAGTGGTGGTGTTACAGATATCGATGGCTTATCAGATGCTATTTATGATGCAGATCATAACATTGGTATTGGTGATAATGCAATGGATAACATAACTGCTGGAAGTGGTATTGATAATATTGGTATTGGTCATAATGCAGGAACAGCTATAACTACAGGTGATAGAAATACTATTGTTGGAGATAATTCAGGAGTAGCTATAACTAGTGGTGGTTCTAATATTGTTTTAGGTGCACAAGCTTTACAAGCAAACTCTACAGGTAGTAATAATATTGCAATTGGTTACTCTGCTTTACAAAATCATACAGCGGCAAACTGTGTAGCAATTGGTACTAACTCATTAATTAATAACACAGCTGGAAATAATGTTGCTGTTGGTTACGGTACTGGTGATAGTGTTACTACTGGTAATACTAATACATTTATTGGATATTATGCTGGTCAATCAATTACAACTACTAAAGATAACGTTGCTGTTGGTGGTTACGCTATGTACAATGCAAGTGCTGGTGAAAAAGCTGTTGCTATTGGTAGAAGTGCATTAAGTGATAACCAAGCAAACGGTACTATAGGTATTGGGTATCAAGCTGGTGTTAAAAACACAACAGGTTCTTGGAATACATACATAGGTTATGAAAGTGGTAGACTTACTACAACTGGTTCTGAAAACTGTTTACTAGGTATGAGATCTGGTTGGGATTTAGTTACAGGTGGTTATAATACTTGTATAGGTTCAAGAGCAGGTGAGAATGTTTTAGGAAGTAGTAATACTTTAATTGGTTGGAGTTCTGGTTCAACATTAACTTCTGGTAGTAATATAACTACTTTAGGTTACGATGCAGAACCAAGTTCAGCTACAGCAACAAATGAAATTACTTTAGGTAATTCCAATGTTACTTCATTAAGAATACCTGGATTAACTGGTTCAGCAACTACAGGAGATGTATTAACTTGGAATGGTACAGATATAACTTTTGCTTCTGCTTCTGGTGTTTCAGATATAAATGGTTTATCAGATGCTATTTATGATTCAGATCATAACTTAGGTTTAGGTGACGAGGCTATGGATGCTATTACATCTGGTGTTGATAATATAGCTATAGGTTACAGATCAGGTACAAATATAACTACTGGTAATAGAAACGTATTTTTAGGAGACATGGCAGGTTTTGCTAATACAACAGGTGGTAATAACATTGCTATTGGTAAAGATGCTTTTGGTTCTTCTCAAAGTGGTATTAATAACGTATCTATAGGTTATCAATCAAACTCAACTGGTACATCTCATAACAACACAAGTATAGGTTCAAATGCAAACAAAGTATTAACTACTGGACAAATGAACGTAAGTGTTGGTGAATCAGCTGGTTTAGCAATGACTACAGGTAGTAGTAATACTTTTATTGGTAAGAATGCCGCTGATAGTTTTGTTGATGGTTCTAATTGTACAGTTATTGGTTACAATGCTGAGGCTTCAGCAACAAATGCTACAAATGAAATTACACTTGGAGATACTAATGTTGATTCTTTAAGAATACCAGGATTAACTTCAAGTGCATCTAGTGGTGATGTATTAACATTTAACGGAACAGACATTACTTTTGCTTCTGCTTCTGGTGGCGGTGCTAGTGACATTGGTGATTTAACAAGTGCTGTATATGATACAGACCACAACTTAGGATTAGGTAGTGGTGCTACAGATGCTATTACTACTGGAACAGATAACATTGGTATTGGTGAAAATGCTGGAACAAATATAACTAGCGGTACTGATAACATTGCAATAGGTTATAATACTTTATCAGCGGCTACAACTAATGGCTCTAATATAGCTATTGGTACTCAAGCAGGCCAATCAACTACTAACTATCATAACGTATTTATTGGTTATACTTCTGGTAGAGATACTACAAGTGGTCAAAGTAATACTGCTGTTGGAAACTTCTCATTGAGACAAAACGTTACTGGTCAACAAAACGTTGCTGTAGGTAGAAGTTCATTGCTGAATAATACAGGTAGTTCTAGTACTGCTGTGGGTTATAATTCTTTATTTACTCAATCTAGTGGTTCAGATAATACTGCTGTTGGTGAAAGTGCAATGTCAAACTTAACAACTGGTTATACTAACACAGCAATAGGTAAGGCCGCAGGTCAACAAATAACTACAGGTGCTAACAATACATTTGTTGGTTTTAGTGCTCAACCAAGTTCAGCAACAGTAAGTAATGAAATTACTTTAGGTAATAGTAGTGTTACTGTAGTTAGAACTAATGGTTCAATAATGCCGTTCACTGATAATGCTCAAGACTTAGGTTCTTCAAGTTTACAATGGCAAAACATTTATACTGGTGACTTACACTTATCTAATGAAAGACACAAGGAAGGTAACTCAGTTGATGGGACTACTGGTAATTGGACAATTCAAGAAGGTGCTAATGATCTTTATATTATTAACAACAAAAATGGTAAGAAGTTTAAATTCTGCCTAAAGGAGATTGAATAATGGCTTTATATGTAGGCGGAACAGTTTTATCAGGCGGAGGTTCTAGCCTTGAAACTTTTAGAAATAAAATAGTAAATGGTACTATGGATGTATCTCAACGTGCTCAATCAGCTAATAGTATTTCAAATAGTACAAGTACATTTCATACATTAGATAGATGGAAACTTAAAACTTTACAAGGTGGTACGTGGGGAATGGAACAAAAGAAGTTAGAGGATTATACTCAACAAACTTTAGGTTCTACTGACATAATACCTTTAGGTTCAGGTTTAAAATCTTCATTAAAAATTACTTGTGAATCAGCAGAGGCAAGTTTAGCTAGTTATAGTTATACTACTCTTCATTATGCTTTAGAAGGTAGAGATCTTCAAGATTTATCTTATGGTACAAGTACACCAAGTGATAGTACACTTTCATTTTGGGTTAAATCAAATGTTACAGGTACTTATATTGTGTTTTTTAATAACACAGATTATGCAGGTGGTATATCTCAAAGTTATACTATTAATTCTGCTAATACTTGGGAACAAAAAGAAATAACTATACCAGGAGATAGTGCTAGAAAATATAGAGATGATGTTAATAAATCTTTAACTATAGATTTTTATGTAGCTTATGGAAATCAAAGTGGTGCATTAAACACTAGTTGGAATACTGTAAGTAGTAGTCAAAAAGCAACAGGACAAGTTAATTTAGCTGGTACTGTAAATAATGAATTTTGGTTAACAGGTGTTCAATATGAAAAAGGAAGTTCTAAAACTGACATAGAAATTTTGCCTTATG